AACTTTAGAGATTATGATTATGTGCTTGAGGTTCACTTCAATGCTTGCGTGAATGACTTAAAGGGCAATGGTAAGACCACAGGCACAGAAGCATACATCACTACTAATGATTCTAGCAAGCAGACTGAGATTTGCATACTATCCAAAATGTCAACTATTGGCTTAAAGAACAGAGGAGTTAAGAGCCATGATTGGACGGTTATTAAGAAGTCAAAGACAATCGGTACTGACTCATGCTTGCTTGAGGTATGCTTCATTGATGATGCAGACGACATGAAGGTGTATGTAAATCACAAGGAAGATATTGCGTTGCTCATAGCACATGGCTTGATTAACGGCTTATCAATTAAGCCTAAGAAACAGTTGATAACTGTAGGCGATAGAGTCAAAATCAAGGAAGGCGCAAAGGACATAAACACCGGCAAGAAGTATTCTGATTTTGTTTATAATACAGTATATACTGTTATTAGAGTGGATAAGGATGCGATTGTGTTTGGACTCTCCGGGAAAGTCTCAGGGAAAACCAAGCCTTCCAATGTAAAATTGATTGACAATTAAGTTGAAATTGGGTATAGTCAAACTATGAAAGGAGTCTGACTATGCCTAATTTTATGAACACAATTTTAGCTATCTTTCAACTGATAATCAGTTTCGGTACAGTATGTACTTTGTTAGTTGCTTTTGTTAAGTTTACTCAGAAACCACAGCAAACACAGGATGAACGTATAGGCGTTTTAGAGAAGAAGGTGGTTGCGTTGGAAGAGAAAGCAAGCGACACATACAAGCACATTCAGAATATTGACGAAGGTAATCGGATAATGCAACAGGCATTACTTGCCATGCTAGGTCATGCTATTAATGGAGAGGATGTGGAAGAGTTACGCAAAGCTAGACAGTCACTCTATGATTATTTGACCAATAGTTAGGAGGTATGAGTATGAGTAATAAAATGTATGATATTCTTAAGGAGATTGCATTGGTATGGTTGCCTGCAATAGCAACTTTATATTTCACACTTGCTCAGATTTGGGGATTGCCTTATGGAGAGCAGATTGTGGGAACTATTGCGGCCATAGATACATTCATGGGTGCAATATTGCATATAAGCACGATTCAGTATCGGAAAGGACTTGATACTAATGGAGAATAATTCAGTTCCTTATATTGTCCATGAGGGCGATATGGCAAGGATGGAGAGAAGCAATAAGAGATTGTGGATTGTCATACTTGTCTTAATAGTGATTGTGATAGTAAGTAATATCGCTTGGCTATGCTATGAGAACAGTATGGAAGATGTTACTACAACAAATGAGGTAACTCAGGAACTTGATACAAATGGTGGCGGTGATGCCATGATAAATGGAGATGTAAGCATTGGCAAGAGTAAAGAGAACAGTGAAAACAACAACCAAGACACGCAGGAAGAAAGTGGGCGGTAATTCAGGCTATGTTTCTTGCAATATGTGTCATGGCACCGGGAGAATAAAAAAGAAAAAATGAGAGAATATACAAACTCACAAATATCTCATATAATTGATGAGTACATTCACAATGCCTTATATCGTGATATTCTAAAGAGCAGATACATTGACGGTATGACTTATGAAGCCATAGCGGAAAAGTACGACAGAACAACAAGACAGATAAGCAATATTATATATAAAAATGAGAAAATAATATTCGATAAATTGCAATAAAATTTCATGTTGATTTCCTTCTCCTTAATCCCTCTTACACTTATAATTAGAGTGTAGGAGGGATTTTTTATGTTCATACCAACAAATCCAAATCCTCTTGGCACACATACCTCAGATTGTGTGGTTAGGGCATTGGCTATAGCTCAGGATCAGTCATGGGAAAAGACTTATATTGAATTGTCAATATATGGCTTTAAGATGGGCGACTGGGGTAGCAGCAACCTTGTATGGAGTGCTTATTTGCGTGATAAAGGCTTTGAGAGACATACAATCCCTGATACGTGCCCTAATTGTTATACTATAAGAGACTTTTGCAATGATTATCAAAGCGGTACTTACATTCTTGCAACCGGTACTCATGTGGTTACTGTAATTGATGGTAGTTATTATGATACATGGGATTCAGGAAATGAGGTACCTATATATTATTTCAAAAAGAAGGAGTGATATAATGCCAATTCCAAATTATTATTACTACCCACAACCTCAGCAACAGCCACAAGTATCACAAAATCTTAATCAATTTGGTGGTTTTGTTTCTGTGAGAGGAGAAGCAGAGGCTAGGAATTATCCTGTAGCACCGGGTAACTCAGTATTATTCAGAGATGAAACAAGCCCTTATATCTATTCAAAAACAATGGGCTATAGTCAACTTGACACACCAAGATTTGACAAGTATAGGCTTGTGAAAGAAGAAGATGTATCTGTAAATGCGTATGAGCCTCATACAGACAATTTATCTGATAAGGTGGACAATTTACCCGCCTATGCATTAAAAAGTGATTTTGATGCCTTACAAGAACTTGTAAGCACACTTGCAGAAGATGTGGATATACTAAAATCCAAAAGACAACCGGCAAAGAAAAGGGAGGTTGGAACAGATGAATAATATTATGTCGTTGTATCAGCAGTTCAGAAACAATCCTTCAGGTATGCTTGCTCAACGGTTTAATATTCCGCAGAATGTTGACATGAGCAATCCGAATGACATTATCCAACACTTGCTTAACACAGGTCAGGTATCACAGTCACAGTTGAATAATATCGCAAGCATGAGGAATAACCCTATTGTGCAACAGTTGATGAAGAAATAAGTATGAAATAAAAGTCGGTGCACAGGCTTTTATATAAACGGACAGTACGAGTTGAGTGCTGCCCCTAACCTAAAATAATTATAGGAGGTACAAAGTTATGGCTTTGACAGATGAAAGTAATGGCATGGTAATGCCGGTCGCACCTATGTATGGTGGTGGCAATGGTGGTTTTGGTGGCTTCGGTGGAGACTGGGGTTGGATTATCCTTCTTCTCTTGTGTGCAGGCGGTGGCTGGGGCAATGGCTTCGGTGGTGGCTATGGTAACATGATGCTTGGCTACGACTTCCCTTGGTTGCTTAACGGACAGAATGGAATCAACGCTAATACTAATGCAGGATTCAATCAGGCAGCTACACAGTCAGCTCTTGGAGACTTAAGTAATGCAGTAACAAGCGGATTTGGTGACATTCAGACTGCATTATGTGGTGGATTTGCTGGTGTTAATGCTTCAATTAACGGAGCACAGAACGCAGTATCACAGCAGTTATACACAAATCAGATAGCAGATATGGAGAGAAGTTTTGCTTCGCAGACTGCTGTTAGCGGTGGCATTCAGGGCTTATCTTCACAGTTGGCACAGTGCTGTTGCGACAACCGTCTTGCAACTTGTCAGACACAGAACATTGTTCAGAATGAAGGCAATCAGACTCGCTTCGCAGATGCGAACAATACAAGGGATATCATAGATGCTACCAATCGTGGCAATCAGATGATTCTCGACAAACTCTGCCAGCTTGAACTGGATGGTGTAAAGCAGAATTATGAGAATCGAATCGCAGGAATGCAGAATGTGATTGATGGTTTAAGTGCGCAGGTGAATGCCGCTGACAGAAGAGTAGCTATGGGAGAAGAGGTGGATGCTTTGTATAACAGATTGAATAATTGTCCTATTGCCACAACTCCGGTTTATGGACGCACACCGATTTTTAATTGCACTCAGAATCAGGCTTGTCCATGCGGTAACTTCTAGGAGGTGGAACTATGGGAGCTGAGTATAGTGCTAATGCGGTACAGACAGTACCTGTTGGTGGAAGCGTGATATTCACAGAATCCCCGGTGCCTTGTAACAGAGGGTTAATTTATCACAGAGATGATTCGGGGATTTTCCGGCTTGCCAATCGTTGGTTCCGGCAAAATATTCTTAATTGTTGGAGACGTCATACTAACTATGAGGTTGCATTCCATGCTAATATAGCTGTCCCGGAGGGTGAGACAGTCCCGACTTCACCGGAAGGAATTTCACTTGCAATATTCATTGATGGGGCAGAAGACCCATCAAGCACAATGATTACTACACCGACAGTAGTAGAAACATATGATAGCGTTGGAACTGATATTATCGTGACTGTACCTTGTATGTGTTCATGTTCTTCAGTGAGCGTTAGAAATACAAGTACAATTCCGATTAATATTCAGAATGCAAACATTATCTTCGATGATTAAGAAAAGAGGTAGGACAATGCACAAAATGGAAGAGTTAAAAGAAATGCTCTGTGAAGAGCTTGACAAGATTACTAAAAAGGGCGAACTGTCAGCAGGTAGCCTTGATGTTGTGGATAAATTAACCCACAGCATAAAGTCGATTGATACCATCATAGCTATGGAAGAAGCCGGCTATTCTGGTGAGGGATACTCCTACGCAAGAGGTCGTGGCCGGAATGCAAGACGTGACTCTATGGGAAGATATTCCAGCGATAACTACTCTATGAGAGATGGCAGATCAGGTGCAAGAGGTCGCAATTACTCTTATGATGATGAGATGGCTGACCTTCGTGAGCAGTTAGAGGACATGGAACACATGGCTAAAGATGAGGAATCAAAACGCATGATTCGCCAGTGGAAGATGCAGTTGAATTAAGAGGTGTGATATGCTGAGGAAGTCAGAGTTGGTCGAAGCGAAGGAAAGACTATTAAATGAAGAGAAAAGCACGTTTCAGAACTGCGAAAAATTGGCTGCGGTATGCACAGTATTAGATCATTGTTACCCTGAGAATGCTCCTGTCTTTGAGCGAAGTTACTCAGGCGACAATAATACTGTAGGTATCTATGGCGATTCGGAGTTTCTGCGTGAAATTGAGGGGATGAACCCACAGGAAGTATTTCTATTGCTTGACGAACTTGTGACTGCCACAATGGTCTATAATCCTAGGTTGTATCGAGCTTTTATGCGGAAATTGACAACTAAATAAAAGTGAGTTATAATAAGGATGCGTACTTCTCATAGAGGGGCGGAGTGTTGACCTTGGGCGGTGCTTCGCTTCTCAGATGAGAGTATGTATCCTTCGTTTTTTATGTGATTGCGTGGATTTTTGGACATAACTTTCTATAATTGCTCTCATGGAAACTTATGCCGAAAATATACTGCAATCACATTAGAAGACATTTTCAATGATATACAGATATACTGTTATCCTCCCCCTTTAAAGAGTGGCATCTAATAGTGTCACTCTTTTCTTGTGCCTCTGTGAGCGCGTCTGATAGGGCAAATTTCAATTTAAAATGTTTTGTGGAGTATTTGGTAGGCTAAAAGGTAAAAATCGAAATTTGGGCGAAATACGAGGTCGATGTATATTATTTTAATTTTATGTACATTTTGTTTACAATTCCGAAAAGTCTATATATTTATATATATTCGTTTTATATATACTTTCTGTATTTTATATTATTATGTACATTGTACATAAAAAATACTATATATAGTAATATATATAATATATATAATATATATAGGGAAAGTGCAGAAAAATAAAAAAAAGTGCAAAAAAGTGTTGACAAGATATTTTTAGCGTGGTACTATGTACTTACAAGGAACGAAGGAGGGAAAGGATATGAAAAAATATTTAGCAATCGGACATTTTGATGATTCAGAAAATATGACAAGCGTAGCAATGGAATGCACAACAATGAAGAGTTTCAGAGAAAACCTTGGTGGCAACGGTTTTATACCGTATGTGGTTATCAGTGAAAAGAAAATGGAAATTCTTAAGAATACCGATTCTTTCAACCTGTTTGATGAAGTTAAAAAGCTTACAACAAACTATCGTGTATGGAATGATATTTGTGAGTACATTGAACAGTGCTTCGATATCATGGAAGAAAAACTTGCGAGAGTGTAAAAAATAATCCGAGCGGGAGCGGTTACTCCCGCAGAAAGTGAGGGATAACATGAAGTACGTAGTATATGATGAAAACAACAGAATATTCCAACTTACAAACAATAAGCGGTATGCAATGAAACTTTCTGCTGAAATCGGTGGATTCTGGGTAAGGTATTAGCCGAAACTCCCTTCGGGGAGTCTATGCAAGATGGCAACTTGCGTACTGATGAGGTAAGCCAAGAAAGGAGGTATAGTGTGGAATTATCAGAAAAAATGCTAAGGTTCAGAGCCAAGCACGATATGACACAGAGGCAATTTGCGCAAATGTGTGGATTATCTCGTCGCACAATCGTAAATGCGGAAAATGGCGAAGTATCGAAGTTTGCTCGTGCAAAAATTGAGTATCACATGGAGGAGGCGGAGAATGGAAGTATCAATAAGCCAAATTAAGACTTTCAAAGCCTGCAGACGTGCTTACTACTTGAGATACCATGAAAACTTGCACCCAATCGAGAAGTCAGATGCATTAGATACAGGAAGCAGTTACCACGAAAGGCTTGAGGCACTCTACAAGGGTGAGCCGATACCTTCGGACTATTCTAAGGCAGAGGCAATGTCGTTAGCATACGCTAAGTACATCATGCCAAGGCTTCATATCGTTGAGCCGGAGAAAAAGTTTTCTGTGGAAATCACAGAGGACTTAACACTTATCGGAAGATATGATGGAATTGCTGACGACGGTAATATTGTGGAGCATAAGACCACAGGTGAGACTTCGCTTGAATCCTACGAGTATGACTTGCAGTGGGATGAACAGGTATTAGCCTATATGCTTGCAAGTGGTAAGCGAAAGATATATTATACTGTATGCCGAAAACCCACAATCCGTATGAAGAAGGATGAGACTCAGGAAGAATTCTTCAAGAGGATGTGCGAGTGGTACGATACCGAAACAGACGAGAAGATACGAATGTTTGAGGTGATTCGCACTGATGCAGAGGTAGAAGAGTTTAAACAGGATTTGATAAGGTTATATCCGCACATGGTAGCGTGTGAGGATGAGAGCGAATGCTACAAGAATACCACTCATTGCCACAGGTGGGGGACAAGATGCGAGTATGCAGGAATATGTCTGCACTATGACAGAACCTTGCAATACTGTGATTTTGAGAAAAGAGATAGGGAGGAATATTATGGAACTACAGAAAATGACGGATTTTAAGGCTAATGCACCTTATACGGCATTACTTTACTGTAAGCCGGGTGTTGGTAAGAGTACGGCAATCGGACTTATCGCAGAGGCATCTGAGGGGAATACCCTTGTGCTTGATGTTGACAGAACTATCAAGCGCACGCTTGCCAAGGGCGAAGTAGTAAAGGATATAAGAAAGATCCTTGTGGCTGAGGTTGATAACCGCAGTAAAAACAAGGAAAAAGATATTGACGGCACTTTTGAAAGTTGGAAAACACTGTTGAAAGACGAGATTACACCAAAGTTTTTGAAGGATAACAATATTACAACCATTGCAGTTGATAATATATCTGAGTTGGAACGCTGCATCTTATCGGATTTGGGTGCTCAGGGTAAGAATAAGGGTGTTCCTGCAATGGCTGACTACCAATATATGCAGTTTCAACTCGTTAATTCCTTAAGACTTATGAAGTCTTGGGGGGTGAATATCGTATGGACTGCTTGGGAAACAACTACAGCCTTTACGCATCCAGACGGTACGCAGTATTCAAGACGTATGCCGAAGATATCAGAAAAAATACTTGATAACATCTGTGGCTTGTGTGATGTGGTTGGTTGGATTGGTATAAATAAGGATGGCGAACATGGTGTGTTGTTGTCAGCAACACAGAACACATATGCAAAGAATCAGATTGACAGCCGCAGCAGTTGTTCAGTCAATGATTTTGCAAAGTTTAATATTAAGGAGGAAAAATAATTATGGCATGGGATTTTAAGAGAGAAGAGAGTGAAAACAATTTTAAGCCGATTCCTGAGGGAATTCACAGAGTAAGAATTGCAGAGGTTGGGAAGGCAGTAAGTAAGAATGGTAATGATATGCTTAAGTTTAAGCTTGATGTGTCAGGATATCCGGGTTACTTGTTTACTCAGATAGTATTTTTGCCTGATAGACCTGAGGTCACTAACAGAATGCTTACTCAGTTTTATGATTCATTCAAGGATATTCCTGAGGGCGATACTAACCTTGCATCATGGAGTGGCAAGGTCGGAGCTTGCAAGGTCAAGCATGAGGAATATAATGGCGAGATGCAGGCAAAAGTGCATTATTTTGTGGAAGCTAATAAGCAGGGCGATCTGCCTCCTTGGAAAGAGCCTGAAAGGAAAGGCAAGGAGTCAGACTCAAAGAAGGGCAATGGTGACAGTGGATTTGTACAGGTGCCTGATAATGTAGAGGAAGAACTTGGATTCTTCTAAGATTTATGGGGCAGCTTTTATGCTGCCCTATTTTTTTGTAAAAAAGGGTTGACATATATGGAATATTATGGTACTATATATACATAGCAAGGGAACAAACCATTAAAAAGAAGGAGGACAACATTATGTTAGAACAAGTTAGATATGATGAATTAAAAATTGGTGATGTTGTAAAATTTCATGGTGCAAATGTTAAAATTATCAACATTCAAAGACACCCTTATACAGAAGAATTTTTCAAAGATGAGTGTACAGAAGTAATTAGTTTTGAGATTGAGCCAGCAGATACAGAAGCGGTTGAGATATTAGGTAATTTTTATAGTCACGGATGGTATAGTGGCGTTGGATGTTTAAAATTATTCAAGGCTTAATAATATAATAGAGGAGGACAAAACATGAACAACAAAAAACTCGGCACATCTTGGGAACGAGAGTGTGCCGAAATCTTATCAAAAAAAGGCTTTTGGGTGCATTTTATCACACCTAATGTTGCAGGACAACAGCCTTTTGACCTAATCGCAGTAAAAGATAATCGACCTTATGCGATTGATTGTAAAACTTCTGCATCACCAATCTTCCCTCTGTCAAGACTTGAGGAGAATCAGCTAACTGCATTTGACTTATGGCTAAGATGTGGAAATCGAAATTGTCTTATCGCAATTAAATATAATAATACATTTTATCAGGTCCCTTATGATTGGTTAGCTGAGAAGGGAAGAATAGATTTAAGAAAAATGGAGGGTGAGGCACTTGGGATACACTCAGTATGATGTCATTTTAGATGACATTGAGAATCTAAAAGAAGATATAAAACGATATAGCAAATCAAGAGGTTCGTACATTTCTGGAATCTACTGTCCCTCTTGCAATGGTGAGTCTAACGCTATTGACACGAGGATTGACAGAGGCTATCGTAAGCGCAGACGTGTCTGCAAGAGATGTGGAAATAAATGGAACACTATTGAAGTGATATACTAAGGAGGTGGAAAAGTGTACGTCTATACAGAGAAAGGCGAATCCCATGCACTAGCAAGAGGATTAACCACAAGGAAAGCAGGAGAACCTGCCACGTTTGCCGGAAAACCTTTAGAGGGAGGAATCGGCAAAGCATGGCTACAGAAAGGATACGTTAAGGAGGTAGAGAGCAATGACGAGAGAAGAAGTTGAAAGTAAGATTGCTGAGAAACTGAGAGAAATCGCAGAAATCTTAGATGAATACGAAACAAAAAGCGGATATCTGACATTGACAATATTCCCTGATTGCATTTGGTTTAATAATGAGCATTGGGAAGAAGGACAGGATTATTCAGATAAGCCAATACTATATTGGGAGGAAAGAAAATGTTTAAAAAAATAATAATAGCAATAATAATAATAATATTGATGGTTCTTGCAAGTATATTTCCTGCTGAACCACAGGGAGAAGTAGTCCCATACATGAGTGATGTGGTATATATCCCCTCAAAAGTTTACGCAAAAGGCAAACCTAAGCGTATTAAGAAGCGGTTCTTATCGGCATACAAGAGCCTTGGAAAGTTTACGTTAACAGCTTATTGTAGCTGTTCCTCATGTAGTGGTGGTTGGGGAAGCAAAACTGCCACAGGGACAAAGGCGAAAGCAGGGAGAACGATTGCAGTAGACCCGAAAGTAATACCTTACGGAACTAAAATCAAAATAGGCAAAACAATTTACACCGCAGAGGATTGTGGTGGTGGAATCAAAGGTAAGCATATAGATATATATTTTGATAATCATTCGGATGCAGTTGAATTTGGCAGGCAGAAGAAGAAGGTGTATAAGCTAAGAATTGTGAAGGGAGAACTGAAATGATCAAAAAAAGTGAAAGCTGTATCGGATGTTCTGATGGATGTTTGCGAGGATGTAGAAATCACGAAAATATATATTTTGTGTGTGATGAATGTGAGCAGACCGTTGATGATTTGTATTTGTTTGATGGAGAGCAGATTTGCGAGGAATGTTTGTTAAGTAAGTTTGAAAAGGTGGAAATATAAATGAAGATCAAAGTCAGCAATATTTTAGAAGTCACCAATCCCACACAAGAAATACAGGCATGGTGTAAGAGTCACTTAATCCTCGATAATCCCGATTTTTACAAAAAACAACGTATGGGATTCTCAACTTATAATATTCCCAAACAATTGCAATTATACGAGATCAGGGGAGATACTTATCGGCTACCTTTTGGGTGTATTGATATACTGTGGAAGAGATACGGAAGAGATATCAAGTTTGAGAACGGTATTCAACCTGTGAGACCATTTAATTATCACAGTGGTATTAATCTATATCCTTATCAGCAAAAGGCGGTAAACGAAGCATTAAAGGTCAAAAATGGCATTATCGTAATGCCATGCGGAGCAGGAAAAACTCAAACCGCATTACAAATCATAGCAAAATTAGGATTTAAGGCTTTGTGGCTTACTCATACACAGGACCTGCTGAATCAAAGCAAAGAGCGTGCCAAGTCGGTATTCGATTGTGATGGATATGGAACGATTACTGCAGGGAAGGTCAACATCGGAAGTGGGTTAACCTTTGCTACAGTGCAGACGATATCAAAATTAGACTTACCACAATACAAGGATGAGTGGGGAGTGATTATAGTTGATGAATGTCAGCATTGCGCAGGCTCTGCAACAAAAGTTACACAGTTTTATAAAGTGATTAATAACTTGTCCGCAAGACACAAAATCGGACTTACCGCCACACCACACAGAGCAGACGGATTAACGGATTCGATGTTCGCTTTGTTGGGTAATACTATCCACACAGTAAGCAAGGAAGAAGTAGCTGATACCACCTGTCCTGTAGTTGTGGAATCAATCCCTACAGAATATGCTCCTGCTGATATCATAGACGTACTTAAGACTGATGGTACACTTGACTTTCAAAAGTTAATCGCAGACTTAATTAGTAATGATGTGCGATTTATGAGGATTATGCATGAGATTAACTCAAGACAAGGGGCAATGATTGTACTGGCAAATCGTGTGGAGTACCTTAAACGTATGATGTCAGCTTATGAAGGGAAAGCGGTCTGTCTGTCGGGGATGAGTGCATCGAAACAAAATAAAGCAATTCGCAAGAAAGCACTTGCGGACTTGCAGAGTGGAGAGATTGATTGTATCTTTGCCACCTACTCACTGGCATCAGAAGGTTTGGATTGTCCGGGATTAAGATATGTAGTATTTGCTACGCCGGAAAAAGATGAAAGAATCATTATTCAATCTGTTGGCAGAGTAGCAAGGAAATGCGAAGGAAAGGAATACGGAACAGTGCTTGACTTTGTAGATGATTTTGGGATTTACAAAGGATACTGGAAGAAAAGAAAGAAAATATATTGGAGATTAGATTGCGAGGTGAGCGAATATGATTAAAGCATATACAAACAATGGCACAGGCGAAATACAAGCGGAAGGTACAGTTAGTACACTGTATACTGATACTATGACTATAATTAGGGAATTATATAACAGGTTAAAAACGGACAATCCCGAATGCGCAGAATCATACAAGCGAAATGTCATAAGAGGTATTGAGACTGCATTTATGGCAAACGAAGAATTGCATGAGCATCTAATGAGGGAATTGTTAAATGTAATGTTTAAAGGATTTGAGGAAAATGAGTTGATACAGGAACTTAAAGATTTGAAGAAATCTGAGAATGAGTGAAATCCCACTTGTATTAAATAGCACAATATGGTATAATATGTTATTATATAGAAAGGAGAAAAATCAATGATAGAAAAGATGTACACAGTTAAGGAGGCAGCCGAGTATCTTAGGATATCGGAAAAAGTTATCCGTAAGGACTACATCCCGAATGGAATTATTAAAGCAGTTAAGTACAAGGATAGCGACAAGGCTCCTTGGATGATTTCTGAATCAGAAATTGAAAGACTACAGAGGGGGAATTAAGGGTGATAACACAAGTAAACAATATCCCAAAAGAATTAACTACCCTGCCAAATTGGGTATGTTGGAAATCCACAGATAAAGTCCCTTATAATCCCGCAACAGGGAAGCCTGCAATGGCTAATAATAAGAACACTTGGGGAACATTTAAGCAAGCAGTCAAGGCTTGTGAGACCTTCGGATTTGATGGAATCGGCTTTGAATTTCAGCCACCATACTTCGGTGTGGATATTGACCATTGTCTTGAGGATGAAGACTTAATCGAGGAATTCACGGAGAGCTTGCAATCTTACACCGAAATCAGCCGAAGTGGACAGGGAATCCACATCATCTGCAAGGGAGAGTTGCCAGAGGGTAAGAAGCGTAAGAATAACGTAGAGATGTATCAGAACGGAAGGTATTTCATTCTTACAGGGAATCTATACTCTGATAAATACACCACAATTAATGATTGTACAGAATCAATCAAAATCCTTAAAAATAAGTACCTGCCAAATGATGCTCCTGCACCTATTGTGGATTACGAAAGCATAAGCCTTGATGACACTGAAATTATTGACAAGGCAAGAGGATGCAGAACAGGATACCTTTTCGAGATGCTTTACAATGGTAATTGGGAAGGGGTATATCCTTCACAATCCGAGGCAGACCTTACTTTTTGTAATTTATTGGCATTTTGGACACAAAGAAATTCAGCACAGATGGACAGAATATTCCGCAGTAGTAAGTTGTATCGCAAGAAGTGGGATAGCAGACGCAATGGCACTACTTACGGAGCAATTACTATCAACAATGCGATTGAACATTGCACCGAAGTATATGATCCTAAGAAACATATCAATGACGAAGCTATTACTATATCAATGTTTACAAATGGTGAAATGTCAACCGCACCATCCAAAATGTACGACATGACTGATACAGGCAATGCACAGAGATTCTTTGACGAATATGGAAATATATTCAGGTATTCTTATTATCGCAAGAAATGGTTCTATTGGAACGGAAAACAATGGCTTGTTGATGACGTGGGATATATCAAGAGAATGGCTGATAATATCATCGACAAGATTAAACGTGAGGCATCAAGAGAAGCTGATGAGGATGTGCAGAAGGCATTATTCAAGTGGGCGATTAAGACTGCATCAAGCAGAGCGAAAGAGTCTATGATTAAAGAATGTCAACACTTAGACGGGATACCTGTCACTCCTGATGAATTTGACGCTGCGCCTGACTATATCAATTGTCAAAATGGCATTGTCAATCTTAAGAACGGAGAATTGCTTAAGCATGACCCTGCTATGCTAATGACTAAGATATGCCTTGCGGATTATCCTGTGGGAGAAGACGTAAAAGAGCCTAAGATGTGGTTGAAATTTCTTGACGATATCACAGGTGGAGATAAAGAATTGCAGGAGTATATCCAGAGGTGCATCGGGTATAGTCTTACCGGGAGAGACAGTGAGCAATGTGCATTCTTCTTGCATGGGAATGGGAATAACGGAAAGTCAACTTTTATTGAAACACTTGCAGACCTGTTCGGTGGATATGCAATGAACGCTCAACCTGACACGATCATGATTAAGAAGAGGGAAAGCGGAGCCAATACAGATGTTGCAAGGCTTAAATCAGCACGGTTTGTCACCGTGGAAGAACCCACAGAAGGAGTAAGGCTTAACGAGGGATTGCTTAAGCAGTTAACAGGTGGTTCAAAAGTAACTGCTAGACATCTTTATGGCGAGGAATTTGAGTATTATCCAGAATTTAAAATTTGGTGCGCTACAAACCACAAACCTGTAATAAGAGGAACTGATTTAGGTATATGGCGGAGAATCAAGCTGATACCATTTGAAGTTAGAATCCCAAAAGAGAAAATTGACAAAAACTTAAGATACAACTTGCGCTCGGAATTCCCACAGATATTATACTGGGCAGTGCAGGGTGCAATCAAGTGGTATGCAGATGGTATCAATGAGCCTGAGATCATAAGACAAGCAGTTAATGAGTACAAGAACGAGATGGACTTACTCGCGTCTTTTATCGAGGAGTGCTTGCGTGAGGATAATGACAGTGAGATAGTGTTAAGGGCATCGGATTTATTCCAACTGTATTCAAAATGGGCAAAAACTAACAACGAGTATGAGATGACTAGTAAGAAATTTTTCAGAGAAATAGGGAAAAAGTTTCCCGACTTGAAGAAACGTGATGGAGCAGGCATTTATTATGTGGGCTTAAAAATTACAGAGAGTGGATGCGCATTAAGTGGCAGACAATATAAGTTAGAGGATTTTAGGTGAGGGAGGAAGGAGGATACAGGATGCAGATAGTAATTAACATTTCAGAAGAGGATTTAGATGCTATAAAAGAATTGAAGTCAAATGGATATGCAAGTAGGCACGAATTGAGGATACTACAAGGCAAACCATTACCCAAAGGACATGGGGCACTAAAAGATGCTGATGTGATGATAAACAAGTTGTGTACACACGAAGCAAGCGAATTATTTGGAAGCGTTACTTGTGCTGAAATTTTGGATTTTATAAACGATGAAAAGCCAATCATAGAAGCCGATAAGGAGGAATAACACATGGAAGAATTATTAAAAGAATTAGAAGAAGCAAAGGCAAAAGATAAAGCAATCGAAGCATGGAACAGGAGGGCAGAGGAATGTTAGCACTAAAAGAACTATTACACAATTTAAAAGACAGAGATTGGGACATCAACCCTATTTATAAGATTGACGAGAATGAGGCAAAGAAACTTATTGAAGCGATAGAAGAAACTGATAAGAAGATAGCAGACTATACTTATACGATAGGGCTATTACAGGACAGACTCGAAGCAGTAAACAAGTGGATTCCTGTTAGTGATAGGTTGCCAGAAGTCGGCAGTGAAGTGCTTGTATGCTACGACTTCAAGGACAAGAGAAGCGTGTATATTGCTGATTTTTATGGTGATGGCAAATTTCATGGTCTGGATGATGAATATTTGACCACGGAGGGTAGGAAATACAGAAAAGCGGTGGCATGGATGCCATTACCACAGGCATACAAGGCAGAAAGTGAGGTATAAATGGATAAACTAAATAAAACCATATCAGATGTTGCATACATCCTCGATAGTTTGATTCTATTACGGCAGATACAACAAACAGGTGATTGTAATATCTGCGTGAATAAGGAGTGTGAACACAAGCCAAAGGTTGGTCAGATGGTTCGTTATAATTGCCCTTTTTATAAGGCAGAAAGTGAGGATAAGGAATGAGAGCATTTAAGTGTGATAGATGTGGAGCGTTATATGAGGATTATCTTAATCGTAAATCAAATGAAATTTATAACATCACAACAAACCCTAACATGACAGGTTATTGTTTAGACTTATGCAAAACTTGTAGTGATAAATTGCAAAAATGGGTTAATGGTTTTGATAAGTCAGAAAGTGAGGATAAGGAATGAGTTTTGATAAAGAATGGGAAGTCACAGCAACTATAGAGATTAGAACATCATTTTTTGCGGACACAAAGGAAGAAGCGGAGAAAGAAGCACATGAATATTTATCAGAATTATGCCAAGGCTTATACCCCGATTGTGATTCAAATAGCTATGAGATTGAGGATATATACAGCTATGATGAAGATGATGATGAAGAAAGTGAGGAATAAATATGTTATGTGAAAAAGCGTATTATCCCAATGGCACAGGCGAGAATCGAGAACGTGTGTATTGTTCCGATGAAAGAGTGACTGACTTTTTTGATGGAATGTGTCCACTCGTGTATTATTGTACTATCAGTGAAAAATTTGAAAATACTACAGATATGTTTAGTTGTATTTATAGAGGTGATAAGAATGACAGACAATGAATTTTTACTACAAGACAGGGTGCAGAAAATCCAACAGGTGATTGGCAAATATGGGGAGGAAAATTTTTATATTAGTTTCAGCGGTGGAAAAGATAGCACAGTATTATCTGCACTAATTGATATAGCATTGCCAAACAACAAAATTCCAAGAGTATATGCTAACACAGGCATTGAGCTTAATATGATTAGAGATTTTGTATATGATATGGCAAAGACCGATAATAGAATTGTAGTTATTAAGCCAACAATCCCAATCAAACCAATGCTTGAAAAAGAGGGTTATCCTTTTAAGAGTAAAGAACACTCTCTTTATGTTAGTGAATATCAACGTATGGGGGAGAGAAGTGCATGTTATACTAGATACTTATATCCAGAAGAAAAAAGAAAAAGATATGGATGTCCTAAAATATTACGTTATCAATTTACACCTGAATTTAATTTGAAGATAAGTAAAAAATGTTGTGATGAGTTGAAGAAAAAGCCTTTAAAAAAATGGATGAAAGAAAATGATAAAACATTTTGTATAACAGGTATGACGCGTGAAGAAGGGGGGAGTAGAAATAATATATCTTGTATCAATTTGAAGCAAAAAAAATTTCACCCGTTAGCACCAATTACAAAAGAATGGGAAGATTGGTTGATAGAAACTTACGACGTAAAAATATGTGACATATACCACCCACCATATAATTTCAAAAGAACAGGGTGTAAAGGATGTCCGTTTGCTATAAATATCCAAAATGAATTAGATACACTAGAAAAATTTTTTCCAAATGAGCGAAAACAATGCGAAATAATTTGGGAACCAGTTTATAACGAATATAGACGGTTAGGATATAGGCTTAAAAAACAAACAGATAAGGAGAGTGATACAGAATGATAAGAAAAGAAGCAATAGGATTAGTAAAATCAGCTTTTGATGCGTGGGAATATAATTATGATACAGGTGATGATTGGAGCAGAGAGCATGAAGCGAGAGATATGGCAATCAAAGCACTAGAGCAAGAGCCTTGTGGTAAGGACATAAATGTCCCTGCCACGGATGTAATAAGCAGACAGGCGGCGATTGATGCAATATGGGATGGTATAAATATGGATATTTATACCAGAGAAGTCAAAGAGTGTTTGGAGGCATTGCCCTCCGTCACACCACAGCAGAAGGTGGGGCGGTGAATAAGAGTTGACAAAGACAAATTAAAATGTTCTGAGTGTGAAGTAATCCATTTCATTGCGTAATATCCACAGTCAGCAAATATTAACTACTGTCCTAACTGTGGCGCAAAAATGAAGGTGGAATAATGCAGGAAATAAACCACATTAAGTCAATGATAGATAGGGATATTGAGATGCTGCAAAGCGATATATCAAAATTGGCAAAACTTCAAAAGAAAATTGAAATAGAGACTGCAAATGCGTTAATGTGCGAGTGCGGATGCTACGAAAGTAACGTGATTGACACAAGAGACGAGAATAACATAAGAGTAAGGCGCAGGAAGTGTAAATACTGTGGAAAGAAATGGACAACAATAGAGGTGCGAAAGTAATGTGTGATTTTAATTGTTTTAACTGTGTTCTGCCCGATTGTGACAACGACAGCTCAGTCAGGCAGGAAACATTGTATAAATACAACCATAGCACTAAGGGTAAAATAAGAATGAAGAAGTATAATAGCAGTGAAAAAGGGAAGGAAAGAGAAAAGCGGTATCTGAGTAGTGAAAAAGGCAAGGAAAAACAAAGAAAATCAACGCAGAGAGACATAAAAAATGGGAAAAATGCAGAACGATGCAGGAGATATTATCAGAGAAAGAAGGGGAAGTGATATAAGTGGATCAGTTTAATATATTTGACATCCTTTATGAAGAATACAAAATAACAAAGAAAATCAGATTAATTGAGTTGTTTGCAGGAATCGGCTCACAAGCAATGGCATTAAGAGATTTAGGGGCTGATTTTGAACATTACAGAGTTGTTGAATTTGATAAGTATGCAATTCGAAGTTACAACGCAATTCACGGAACAGATTTTCAGACAATGGATATTACAAAGATTAAAGGTGCTGACTTAGGCATTGAAGATGTGAAGCACTTTACTTACTTACTTACTTACTCGTTTCCTTGTCAAGATTTGTCAGTTGCCGGGAAAATGAAAGGTATGTCAAAAGGAGATAATACAAGATCAGGTTTGCTTTGGGAAGTTGAAAGGTTGTTGAATGAATGTGATGAACTTCCACAAGTATTACTTATGGAGAATGTTCCACAAGTGCATAGTCAAGACAATATGCCTGATTTTCAAAAGTGGATAGATTTTCTTACAAGTAAAGGCTATTCAAATTATTGGCAAGATTTAAACGCAAAAGATTATGGAGTGGCACAGAATAGAAATCGCTGCTTTATGGTTTCACTCTTAGGGGAATACAATTTCAAGTTTCCCAAACCCATACCATTAGATAAAAACATGAAAGAATACTTAGAAGATACTGTTGAGGATAAATATTACATTACATCCGAAAAGGCACAGAAATTAATAGACACGTTGATTTTAGATGGTAAAATCCCTAACGGAACGGAACGGAACGAGAAACGATTGACCTCACACTCAATAACCCAAGAATTATCGACAAGGCAAACTGCATCAAAGCAAGATATGACGATGGAATCTCTAACTTGCAAGCAGATGGTTCCGGTGTTGTTGAGTGGACAAGGTTCGGAATTTGAAAAAGTGACAGACGTTGCCACAACACTTATGGCAAGAGATTATAAGGGATTTGGAAATCAATCTATGAATGGAGTATTGGAATGCGAAAAACTTACTTAGGAACCTTATATTATGGAGCTTCTGACAATTTTCAAAGAGGTCTCTATCGTATTGCACGATGTTTAAAAGCAGAAACCCATGATTTGGCAGTTGTCGAAATGATTAAATTAGGAGTTGACACAGTGAATGAAGAAAATACAATCGTTAAGCAAGCAAGCAAGCAAGCGGAGATATGCCGTTTAGGGAATTTATACGGAGAAAATCGTGGAACTGGATTTGCAGGAAATGTTTGGGATATAGACGGTTTGTCACCAACCATTACTACTGCACAGGGTGGCGGAAGAGAACCACACATTTTGGAGGTTAAAAAATTGGATGTAGAAAAATCAGTTGTTGCTTATGACGAACAAAACAAATGCATTAGAGAAGATGTTTTTGGTACTTTAACAACGGATGGTAGTTCTCCTAAACACAACAACAGAGTAATTGAAAGTAAGAAAATCAAAATCCGGCAAGCAACTAAAGATGGTTTTGTTGATTGTGAAATAGGGGGGGGTGGATTTGGAATATCCATCATCGGAAACACGCAGGGGAAGAGTGATAGAGAACGGAAAGATATGTCCGACACTAACAACGGAGAATATCCCTAGTGTGATTGAATTAGGTAATCCTGATTTTTACAATTTCCTTTATGAGATTGACGGAGATATTTACTTAATCAGAATTAGGAAATTAGTTCCTCTTGAATGTTGGAGATTGATGGGATTTTCTGATGAAGATTTTCGCAAAGCAGAGAAAGTAAATAGTAACACTCAACTTTATAAGGAAGCCGGGAACAGTATTTGCAAACAAGTATTAATGGCTATTATGTCACAATTAAATATCAAAGGGGTGGCTGCATGGAACGATTTAACCGAAGTTGAAAGGAGTGAATGCAACTGATTGATTTTTCGTGGCTTTTGTGATATTTTAAAGAAAACAGGAGGTGTGCAGGTGCATGGAGTATGATGTAGAATTTGTCAAGGTCAAAGATATTGTACCTTATGAAAAAAACGCAAAGAAGCATCCACAGGAGCAGATTGATTATATCAAGAATAGCATAAAGCAATTTGGATTCAGGCAGAATAACAGGGCTTATGTCTTACGGCAAAAATCCGTGCAAAGAATTTAAACAGAGGTAGGTGGTATTATGGCAAAGATGGATAATTGTGTCTATAGATACATTGATATAACGGATGGGATAATAAAGTATGTCGGAGTGGTACATAAAGGTGATTTAAGAAAACGGCTGTGTGTACATAGCAGTAGAGATAAATGGAAACTAAAGGGAGTTTGGAAAATTCAATATATACAGTTGCGCAATCGGTCAGAGGTAGAAGCGTATGAGTCACACTTAATATCACTTTATGGGACAGATAAATACTATAACAAAAGCAAAAAGGGGTGGGGAGTAAACAGATTTTTACCAGATGTAGAAGCACAATGGAAAGACTACGAAGAAGAAAACTTTGCAGATAGAGAAACAAAGATTTTTATATATCGTTTTAAGGAACTAATAAGAGCAGGTTACGGCAAAGATATATTGCCATTGTTAGAGTGTATAGAAGTTACGGGGGTGTAGTATGGCAAAGATGGGAAGACCAACAAAGGAATTTGATATAAAGGCATTTACTGATTTAGTCGGGCTTGGATGCACTCAAGAGGAAATATGTTGGTACTTTAGAGACGAAGACGGCAAATGCGCTAACATAGACACACTTACAAGGTGGTGCAAGCGTACTTTTGGATGTACTTTTCAAGAGTTTTACCGACAAAATGGTGGAATGGCTTTAAAAATACGCTTGCGTCGTAATCAAGTGAAGCTTGCTGAAAAGTCAGCGGCTATGGCTATATTTTTGGGCAAGAACTATCTGGGTCAGAGAGACTCTATCGAATACGAGGACAAGGATGCAATTAATAAGTTAGACCAGATTCTTAAGAATATGCAGGAGAAAGCTGATGAATCTTGAATTTTCCAATAAGCAAAATGAATACATCCGCAATGCTCATAATAGGTGGAACTTAAAGATTGGTGCAGTTCGTAGCGGTAAGTCCTTTGTGGATATTGCCTGTATGATACCTACAAGACTTCGTGCAGGACATGGCAAGGCAGGTCTTAATCTTATACTTGGAGTATCAAGAGAGACTATTGAACGTGACGTACTTCAGCCTATGAGAGAAATCTACACCGACAGGCTGATTGGTACTATCAATGGGCGAAACATTGCAAGAGTGTGTGGGGAAGATGTTTACTGTCTTGGTGCCGAGAAAATCACACAAGTTGCGAAGATACAGGGTATGTCCGTCAAGTATTGTTATGGTGATGAGATTGCGAAGTGGAATCCCGAAGTATTCACCATGCTACAATCCCGACTCGACAAGGAATATTCTTGTTTCGATGGTGCGTGTAACCCAGAATATCCCGGACATTGGCTTAAGACGTTTGTTGACAATTCAGAAATCGACAGTTATATTCAAGACTATACAATATTTGACAATCCATTTCTCCCACAAGATTTTATTGATAATCTTTGCAAAGAGTATGCCGGAACTGTCTATTATGACCGATATATCTTAGGTAAATGGACGCTAGCAGAAGGACTTATCTATCCTATGTATGAGAGCATACTTGAAGATGCTCCTGATACTGATACAAGTGAGTATATATTATCAATCGACTACGGAACAAGAAATGCATTTGCCTGTCTGTTGTGGGAGAAGCATGACCACACTTGGTATGCCACAAGAGGGTATTACTACTCCGGCAGAGAAACAGGTATTAATAAGACGGATGAGGAATATGCTTCAGACCTTGATAATTTTATTAAAGGTGTTCCGGGAAGAATCAGGACTATAATAGACCCTTCCGCTGCATCATTTATTACACTGTTAAGAAAGCGTGATTGGTGTAAGACTATTCCTGCGGATAATAACGTGGCAGACGGAATCAGGGAAACCGCAAGTGCTATGCAATTAGGCAGAATTAAAGTATCACCGAGTATCAAAGAATGGAAGAAAGAAGCACAAGGCTATGTGTGGGATGATAAGGCAGGAGAGGATAAGCCGATAAAAGAGAATGATCACTACATGGATGCAACACGTTATTTTGTAAAAACTATGAAAATTGCAAGACATAAGACGCAGTATCAACCAATCTATATGTAAAGGAGTGAAAATATGCTAACCTATCAAGACCTATTAGAAGCCGATAACAAGATGGATTTTGTCCTTAAGTGTATCAATGAACACAGAAACTCAAAGGAATATCAAACTGCAAAGATTGCAGACGAATACTATCGCAGACAGAATACTACTATTGTCAACTATCAAAAAATCCTATACACCTTATCAGGACAGGCGAAAATTGATAACTTTTCCCCGAATTACAAACTATGTAGTGGATTTTTTAAACTGTTTACGACACAGAAAGTACAATATTTATTGTCTAACGGAGTAAGTTGGAATGACGAGTCTACTGCTGACAAATTAGGGAAAGATTTTGATGTACAACTACAGAAATTGGCACGATATGCTAAACGTGGCGGTAAGGCGTATGGATTTTGGAATTTAGATCATTTGGATATATTTAATTTTTGTGAATTTAAGGAGTTACCTGATGAGAATACAGGCTCAATTAGAGCAGGTGTTAGATTTTGGCAGATAGACGATTCTAAGCCATTAAGAGCTACACTTTACGAAGAGGATGGCTATACTGAATACATCTGGAACGAAAGAACAGATGATGGTAAGAAGATATCGGAAGGACAGATACTAGAGGATAAGCGAACATACAAGTTAATCACCAGCGGAACAGAGATAGATGGAATGACAATCACTGACGGAGAGAATTATCCGGGATTCCCTATCGTTCCGTTAATGGCTAATGAATTTGGAGACAGTGAGCTGTTAGGCTTAAGGGAGAATATCGACTGCTTCGATTTGATTAAGAGTGGATTCGCCAATACAGTCGATGAAGCCTCAATGCTCTACTGGACTATCTCTAACGCAGGCGGAATGGATGACATAGACCTTGTGAAGTTTATCGAACACATGAAGACAGTTAAGGCAGCAGTCGTTGAGGATGATGGTGCTAAAGCTGAAGCGCATACGATTAACCTTCCGTACCAGTCAAGAGAAGCAATCCTTGATAGGCTTGAGAAGGATATGTACAGGGATGCAATGGCGTTTAATCCGAATGAGGTTATCGGTGGTGCTAATACTGCTACACAGATTAAGGCAGGATATGAGTCTCCTGATGATGATGCAGATGAGTTTGAATATCAGTTAATTGAGTTCCTGCACGGAATCCTGACTCTTGCCGGAATAGATGACGAGCCTACGTTCACTCGTTCAAGAATTGTGAATACGCAAGAGGAAATTTCCACACTTTTACAAGCAGGTGAATATCTCCCTGCTGATTACATCACGGAGAAAGTACTTACTTTGCTTGGAGATGTGGATAAAAAGGAAGAAATCATGGTAATGATTGATGAGGAAAATGTGAGGAGGCTTGATAACTCATGGACTACGGACATGCAGAGTCAGACAGAAGGCTTGCAGAACTTGAACGAAGAATAGAGAAAGAATACAAGCAGGCATATAAAGAGGTAAAAGCCAAGACAGACAAGTTTTTTGAGAAGTTTCGTGATAAAGATAAAAAATTATCACAAAAAGTGAAGCAAGGGGAAATAAATAAGTCGGATTATATCGAATGGCGTAGAAAAGCCATGATAAGAGGGAATGCACTAATAAACCTAGAAAAAACCCTTGCACAAGACCTTGTGAATGCTGATAGAATAGCAGGGCAGATGATATCAGGTCACAAGGTAGACGTCTATGCGTTGAATCGGAATTATGGTGAGTACGAGATTGAGAATGCCCTTAATATTGATTTGGGATTTAGTATATACGACCACAAGTCTGTAGAGAAGTTGATAAAAGACCAGCCTGCCCTTCTTCCCACACAACTTGATGAAGCTAGAGACCTTAAGTGGAATCGTCAGAAGGTAAGTTCTGCCATTACTCAGGGGATATTACAAGGTGAATCTATCCCAAATATTAGCAAAAGATTACGAAAAGTTGTGGGAATGGACAAGACCGCTAGTATTAGGAATGCAAGAACAGCCACCACAGGCGCAGAGAACGCAGGGCGAGTTGATTCTTACGAAGAAGCTGAGAGTAGGGGGGTGGAATTAGAGAAGAAATGGGTAGCCACGTTAGATCAGCGGACACGTTCTGAGCATAGGCAGTTAGACGGGCAAACCTGCCCTATCCACGATAAGTTTAAAGTGGACGGAGAAGAGATAGAATATCCGGGCGATCCACAGGCAGCGGGATATCTGGTCTATAATTGCCGATGCACTATAGTAGCCGAAGTTAAGGGAATCGAGTATAAAGATGTGAGACGGAATAGATTGCCCGAAGGAATGACGTATGAAGAGTGGAAGGGGAAGAGGGAAAAGGAAAGCGAAAAAGATTTAGCGAAGAAAGAATTACACACACGTCACAGAGATGAATATCATTGGATGCAGGAGAATACCCGTAATATAACATATCGACAAGTTAATAATTTAGATACACCATTATCAGATGAGGAAATTATAGAGAAGATATCAGGTGGCGATATGACTCGTGGTTCATGTGCCTCATTATCGTTGAGCTATGCTTCAAATAAAATGGGATTAGATGTAACTGATTTTCGAGGTGGAAACAGTCAAGACCTTTATTGCTGCTCCGATGTAATCCGCAGAATGTTTGATATCTCAGATGCACAAGTAAATACATACGTTGTGACAAAAGAAGCAAAGGGGACTGCTGATATCCTTAATAATTTGGAAATAGGGAAAGAATATATCCTAGCAGCCGGAAAACATATGACAATTGTACGAAACACAAAAGAAGGAACTCAGTATCTTGAATTACAAAGTAACGCAAAAAGTGGATGGAAAAATTTTAAAGATGAAAATAGAACCGAAATTGAAACTTTAGTTTCAAGATTTGGTTGTAAAAAAACAACTGATAAACAGCTAAGAATGCTAAAAACCGCAGATGGAAAGTATGAAAAAGTTAATGGGAAAACTATTACAATTGTCGATATTGATACAATGAACCCTACGGAAGAGTTTAAAGAAATGATGGGATATATTAATACTGCTACAGATAAACAAAAGAAAGGAGTAAAAGGTGGCACAAAATAATTGGTATAAAAACAATGATAATGACAAAATATGGTGGTTAGATAATGGAGATGAACGAAAAGGAGAATTTATATTCAGTTTTGATAAAAATAAAAAATATAACCTTTTTCGAGATTATCCACAAAATCTAACACCTCAAGAAAAAGATATTTTTGATAGCGAAAATGTCTTTTGGAGAAATTATTTTTCAGATCGGAGGTGACATCATGGACATCATATCCCACAGACAAGAAGTTATCGAAGAAAAAAATCGAAAGATGGAAATGGCATTAATGCTGATTGGTCTTACTGCGGAAAGATATGCGAAATACCTGTGTCCTGTCGATACAGGGCGTTTGAGAAATTCTATTACTCATGAGGTAGCCACAAATGAAGAAGCGGTATACGTGGGGACTAACGTGGAGTATGCGCCATATGTTGAGGTCGGCACCAGCAGACAAAGACCACAGCCATACTTAAGACCTGCGGTAGCAGACCATCTTGACGAATACTCAGCTATCGCACAAAGGATACTAGAAGAGTGAATTTAAGGGTAAATTTCAATTTTTATGACTTGCTTGATGATTTATACCTTTTTAAACTTAAAATCGAAATATGAGCCAAATACGAGCTTGTGATTTTCACAGGCTCTTTTTTTTATCCCCACACATATGCCTAGAGCCGAACAAACATTCTCTTATATGTGAATAAATATTCACTTAATTAATTTTATTAAGTCATTTTTACAAATTTTGTAAAATTCTGTGTATATTATGTAGGTTAATGTAGGATATGTGTAGATTATGTGTAGATTATTTCATCAACTACTTTTTTAGTTGCCTATATTATAATTATTATATATTATATATATTTATTATATATTATATTTATTTATATTTATAATTTCTATGTATAAAATGTACAAATGTAATAAAAATACAGAAAAGTACTATAGAGAATAAATATTATAAAAAAGAATACTTTTCGGAATTGTA